GTCTTTAACATCAGGACCTAGTCCATAAATCTTTGCCCAACGTGGTCGAATACCTGCAGATTTTTTATCATCATCCATTAAGATGATACCACCTTGAGTAATACGTTGGTCAAACTTCATATCACTTACAATGATATGATCCTTAAAGAATGTAAGTTTATCTACTTTCGTGGGGCTAAATGCTGGCTTTGAATAATTACTCATTTCTTACCTTTTTTAAGTTCTTCTGCTTTGATTTTTTCAACTTCTAAATCATCTTCAAATGATTCTTCTAACTCAAGCTCTATTGGAGAAAGTTCTTCTTTGATTTCCGGTTTAGGTGTTACCGGTCTAGATGGTGCTGGTCTATCTCTTACTGCATTTGCTGATTTATTACCAACTGTATTAGCATATGATTGATTTACTTTAGCTGTCACTGGTTTAATAATTCTACCCTGTGAATCTATAGTATCACCACGTGCGTTTACTTTCATGTTTCCCACTGCTCTAGTATGTTCATTCTTAGCTAGTAGAGCACCCATATCTACATTCTTTCCCATTGCGGATCTGTAACTTTTCATAATATTTCCTTATTTTAAAAACTCATCTATAGACAAGTCATAGTACAAGCTATTTATACGGTGTATTCCAAGTAAAAACAATACAAAGCTTGCTACACTTGAGCCACGACCTACTCCCCAAACAATATTATTCTCACGCATAGTATCAACAAGATACTTTAAATAGCGTAACAATACAAACATATCACGTTCTTGGAACAATAATAGTTCTTCACCTGCTCGTTGTAGTTCTGCTTCACCTTGACATTGATTTAACACATACTGTGCAATGTCCATTGTTTTGTATTGTTCAGGCATTAACCAATTTGACTGCATTTGATTGTCAAACTGTTCTACTGTCATGTCCAACTTATTGTATTGAATAAGCTCAGGAACATTTTCTAATTGTAATACTTCGTCAAACTTAATTTCATTTTCTACCAATGCACGTTTAATGGTACGATTAGGATCCTGCAAATAAAGCAGACATAGTTCCATTTCATTGTAGATTTGTTGGCCGTAGATATCAGTTCGCATTGTGTAATGATACACTATCTGACAGAAGTAATCAAGTTATTTGGACTTGATTTGACCCTCTTTTTCAACACTAACATTTGTTTTAATGTTTTGCTTCTTAAACATTTCATCCATTTGTTTGTTATATTCGGTACGATAGCTTTCTAGTACCATTTGAAGTTGATTAACCATTTCACCATTTTGCATACGATAAGCAAATGTTAACTTTTTGGTCAAGTCTGATATTGTATTAGACAAGTCTTCCATAGACTTGTCTGATAGGTCATTGATAAAAGGATGTTGCATCCAGTTATTTATTACCAATTATTGAGTTGAGTTCTTTTCCATATACTTGTACCTTCATATACAGATACAACCATATTTCCATTTGCAGTTGTTAATGCCATTTTCTGACCTGCAATGCCGTTAGCCCTTGTTCCTGAAATTGATAGTGTTGTGCCATTGGCAACGTTAGCGATATAATATATTTGATCGGATAATACACCACCGAACACATTACCGGAAAACACAATAGGATCATTGTTTGCAATGTTACTAGTGCTATTCAATGTGATTGTGTAATCAGTAACAGTTGTAACATTCATCGTACCGTTTTCATCTATCAATGCTACTGGCGCGCCACCTTGTGTAGTTGCTACAGTAAATGTAGTGGCATTCGCAACGCTTTGAACAAAATAATCAGTAGTTGTTAAGTTACCCATAATACCGTTGTAACTAGCAACACAGTTACCAGTAGTAGTACCTGCTGTTAGTGCAAGATTACCACCGCCAAATGTTGTACTAACGGTAATATTAGAATTACCTGTGTAGATATTTGTTATGTAATATGTTGTCGTTGATAAATTACCAAATACATTTCCAGTGAATGCAATTCTACCACCGGTCACCATTCCAGATGTACTAGACACAGTAATAACATTGTCAGTACCATATGTAGCTGTCGCAAACACATTACTAATAGTACCGGAGAATGCAACAGGATATCCTACTACAAAGTTAGCAGTACTAGAAACAGTGATTAAATTACCTGTTGCTCTAGTATTCGTTCCAGTAACTGTTGTGGTCACTACAGTAGTATTTGAAGCAGTCTTTGGAATAATAGTTGCATCATATGAACCTGATGCGACATACATATAGTTCACAGGAGATACTGTCATAGATCCACTAGCAGTTGATAAATTAACTAAGGCAGCAGGACCTGATGCTGTACCGGGTGTTGCTGAAATAGTGAATGTAGTCGCACTAGGAATAGAACGTACATAATATGTTGTACCTGCAGTTACGCCACCAAAAACAATACCAGTAAACTGAACAGGCATATCTAAGTAGAATCCTGCGGTACTATCACATGTAATTATTTCATATGTATCTTCCGTAGCACTGCATAATGCAAATGCCAATGATGTAGCAGTATCAACACAAACCGTACCAGCAACATCACCTTGCTCGCCAATTGGACTAGGTATACGCTGTTGTATTTGTGTGCTTTGTCTTGGTTGATTGTATGGTTCTATTGTAATTGACTCACCGCAATCCAATGAACTAAAGCGATAATCTAACCGATTAACATTGTATGGGATAGTTAATGTAGGGATCCCGTTTGCATTAGCATAGTTTTCAATTGTTTCTATTCCGGATGTTCCGTTAATATTAACTTGTGTTGGCAAAGAGATTACAGCTAAATTGTTACCCACATTTAATTGTACTTCGACATTACTTTGTGTACCACTAGGTGCCCAGCCTGTAAATTGAATAGTTGTATTACCATTGATAGTACCTGTTTGCACATCACCTAAACTTGCATTGATTACTAGAGTACCGGAGATAGCATTACCCAAGTTAAAAGTAGAATGTCTAAATCCTCTAGTTGCGGCATTGCTAATCAATGTGTTAGCCATGTCATTGTTTAATGTAGTTCCCGATAATGCTTGTTTTACTACAACATTATTTTGTAGGTCGGTTATTTCAGTAGCCGCAGTATTCAAATCAGTTCTAATAGCAGTGAAGTTATCTCTAAAACCCTGTGAACTGTTATTGATACCCGGTACTGGATAGTTTACATTAATTCCGTTTGTATTGATTGCACTTGTCATAATTATTTGTTCCGTCTAGTATTTAGTTATTGATTTTCATTCGGTAAAATTGTTTGTCTAGGGAATAGAACATAGAAATCTTTACTGTCTAGTGGATCTGGTGCAGGAGTTGCACTAGGTAATCCTGTCCATGCTGCCGGACTAGTATTATTATCATAGTTATATGTAGCAGATTTATTCACACTAAATCTATCTATTTGGAAGTTAATCAAATTCAATGTGTAAACATTTCCAGTTGGGTCTGTCCATAATGTTTCAATATTGTTCTTAACCGTTTCTGCATATCCCGGCTTAGTGTAGCAAATAACCCAAGCTTGTGTGTATCCCAATGTGCTACCATTTACCTGCTGACTTGTCATCCACTGTGGTAGCAATCTACTATCAAATTCTTGACCAACAACTTGTGCTATACGATTACGCATATTGTATAAACTGTTTGGATATAAATCCTGTGCGTACCCTGGGCTCAAGCTAGTATAATACAGTTGTCCTAATTGTTCTTCCCAACTAGTGAAAATATCAGTACTACTTGTATACCATGGGCCTAATCCTAAATCGATAGGTCTTGGCCAACGTATTTGACTTTGTATGCTCACTCCCTGAGGATTAACTAAGTTGTCAATTACTTCACTATAAACAACTTCATAGATAATATCACCGGCGTCATTTCTTGCAACAGCAGTTTTTAGTTCACCTAAAGTAATATTTCTCCAATAGTGATTTCTTGTAACTGCTTGTAAGTATTCTTGTATATCACTTGCATATATACCATACGCATGTTCATATATAATACTTGATGCTTTTCCAAAATATTGGTCATCAGGTCTATACAAATAATCAGTAGGTATAATTGTTTCACTTCCTAACAATTCACGTAATATCAATCTATCATTGATAGGAGGCGCAGCCTTAATGTATAATATATCAGTCGGTTGAGTAAACTCTTGTAATACACTTACTGTGAATGTTTCGCTAGAAATAACAGAAGGATAAATGTCTGAATAAGCCTGTACTGTAAACGTGTAACTTGATACATCACCTTGTTCTAAAAAAGTATCAGTTGGCTGATCTGCTACCCTACCAATAATTTCTCCATTACTAGCTA